TTGATTATTTGTACCTTCCTACCTTACGTAGTATTTTCCTCTATTTGGATTCTTTAGTGTCTTGTAGATAAAATACCTAGCAGCATCTATGCAATGGTTATATGCATCTTGTGGAATGCTCTTGTTTGTCTTTTCTACCCATGAGTAATTATTGAATTCTTTTATCATGTTTTTGCTGTCTGAATCTATGACTATATGATACTCTTGCATCAGAGAGATACCAGCAGTAACTGACCCTGTTCCCTTCTCAGCTTCAACTATGTTCAATCCTCTTTGTCTAAGCTCTGATATTAAGCGAGGCTCTGCACTATCTCCTACTATCAGATTCCTCTCTGCGAATTGTTTATTATACTCAAAGAGCTGTCCTGTATTCAGAGCTTGTTCGTAGAAACATTCCTTAAGATAGATTCTTTTCCTAGCTCTGTCAATAGATACTTTAATTAATGTAGATGGGTCATTAGAGAAACCGTAATCCTGTCCAAAGCCTGTTAAATCTGTTTCAATGAAATCACCTAGTGACCAATTATTAAAGACTGCTCCTGTAGGCTGAGCCCTTTCTCCATTACCGTAGACTTTCCACCAATAAGGATTGGACATCTTATTCTCTATGTCCTCAATCTGAGCTTTTGTGAGATGTGGATTGTCTCTATAGGTAGTTATGCATGGAGGATACTTATCTATGTACTTATCCAACCAATGCTCTTGTGGTAGAGCTGGATTGTAATCACAAATTATCCTGTGCCTTGTTCTAGGGAGGAGCTGGTCTATTGTCTCTTCAGGGAATTGATGAGCTTCATTTATCCACAGAAAATCACGTGACCTACCATGTATTTTGTCAGGAGTATCTGCTCCATAATAATTGATGTAGTTACCGAACAATTGGTATATGTGGTCAGTCTTATTATGTAACGTAGCATTGTATAGCTCATGTTTAATTAGAACATCTTTGAAATCTTTCCACACAGTAGCCTTTAAAGCAGCGAATGTATTCCGAGTTATGTCTATCTCCAGCTTTGCATTCTCATACTCTCTGCACATCCAAATGATATAATAGATGGCTGAGAATGTTTTTCCCGAACGTGTACCACCTTGCATTAAGGTCATACGTTGTTTAGGTACATTTTTCTTTAAGAATGTGAAATTAGGATTCGCTCTCTTCATCATCTATCCACTCAGGTAGATTTACTTTAATCTCTGTTTGTTCTATCTGCTGTACAGGCGCTCCATATGCTGAATCTAGAATTGCTTTGTAAGCATTAGTGTCTGATTTCTCTATAGCCTTTAGTAATTGAGCCATGTGCATCTTTAGCTCATTGTCACCTTGTGCTAGTAGCTCCTTTATAATTGTACTTCTATTTCTAGCTCCCTTAGGTCTACCATTAGGATTTCCGCTTTTACCTTTTTCGTATGGTATTAAGTCTTTCTTGCTCATTCTGTTTTTATTCTGTTAATTAAGTGATATTTCTGATGATAAAAACCAGCTATCTGATGTAGCAAAGTATATGTAGTCTTCCTGACATAATGGATTATAGTATAGTCTGTAGCCTCTGTACATTATTAATCTCTCTGCATCATCTTTATATAGCTTACCTACAAAGAAACAATAGTGTTCATAGTGACCATCTATAAATTCCAATATATCATCTAGCTCATCTTCTAAACTCATTCCTCAGGATTTAGTCTCTCAAATGCTGTATCTGAAAATAGCCATAGTCGTACCCAATCTTTAGACCTTCTATAGTTACGGTAGTCTCTATGCATATTTACTATTTCTATCTTTCTCATGTTTATCTAGGCAGCTTCGTAGGTGTTATATACTTTACGTAATTTGTTTAAATAATTTACCCAGCAAGAGCTGCAAGTAGTAGGTTCGTTTCTCTCTTGGAATACTCTGTTATGAATAGCTAATAATCTGCTTTGTTCACTAGGTCTTATTCTAGTTGTGTTCTTGTGAAAGAATTCCTGTAGATATTGGTATTCATCTTCTTCTAGACACAAAGGCTTTTTGTAAGGGAATAACTCATTTAGCTTTTGTTTACGCTCATCACATCCGCAGTCTTCTCCTAGTATCCATTTAGCTACCTTGCTTATTCCTGTAGCTTCTAATACTTTCTCTACTGTATCTCCTAAACCTTGAGATTCGTTTACTTTAGCAGCTTCTATTTCTGCTTTAGTTCTTCTCTTTCTTTTTTTCTTTTCCATTAGTTCATGTTTATGTAGTCAAAATCTTCGTTTAGATAATCTTCATAGTCCTCACCTACTGCGCTTTTGATTCTTACTTTACAGTTCTTTATCGTATTGAATATTGACGATAGAGATATGTTAGCTCCTTTGCTTATGTCTCTCATTGAATCTGTGCTGGTTGAATATATGTTAAACAGCTGCTGGTCATATGGATGCCATTTCTGTATCTCTTTTTGTATCTTATCTCGGATGATATCATAACTTTCATGTTTACGTACATCCTCCTCAAGATAACTTATATTTTTGATTTCGTTTATATCTACCTTAGATACTTTTGCTTTCTCCTTTTGGTAGGTTATGAATGTATTTTTCAATACCACCCATATAAAAGCTCTATTTGGCTCTCCATTTGTTATACATTTCTCACCAGCGTTACTATCATGTATACGGATGTACATCTCCTGTACAATATCTTCAGCATATGCAGCCTCTCCAAATGATGTAACAATAGCTACCCATTCGCTATGGAATCTACAAAGTATATGCGACCATGTTTTATTCATACGTTTAGTTTCGTGTGTAAATATATAACAAAAAACAATCCCCCGACAAAATGACGAGGGATGTAGTTTATGGTTATTGAATTATCCTTAATTGATTTTCAACATATTTATCCAGCTTCTTAACTGTATCTAAGCTAACTGATTTATTAGCTAGGAATCTATCTATGTTATATTGGTGCATTTTTACACCATCTGCTTTTATCTCCTGTACTATTTGATTTCTTGTTTTGGACATTAACAGTAACTGTAGATTTTTACGCAGCTCTTCATCTTTTATGTACATATCAGAACGGTAAATCATCATCTAATTCTAATGGAGCATTTCTCATTTTATCTGAGCTATTCTCCATCTTTTTATATGGCTCTTGTAGACTAACAGAAAAGTAACTTTTTCCCTCTTTTGATTTGTTTACCCACATAGATACCTCTATCTCTGTTCCTCCCCAATTGATTTTTCCTCTGTAGTCAGGATGTTTTTCATTTGATTTATTCTCATTCTTGAAAATAGCTCCTTTGTTTTGTTTTTCCATTTTTATTTGTTTTTAAGTGATTCGTAATATTCTCGGCACAATATAATGCGCTCTTTCATTCTGTTAATAACTCCATCATTTCTCTCTACGATGTAGCGCTTAACTCTTTTCTCTAATGGCTTCCTATCAAAGTTATGTTGCATTCTTACCATCTCTGCTAACTCTTCATCATAATCTATTAAGTTATTATTCCAATGCTCTCTACGTATCTCATCTTCTACAATATGCTCAGGAGTATTAACTTGACAGTATACTAGCTCTGCTTTGCTGTGACCTGTAAGCCACATATATCCTTGTAGCTGGTAAATGTAATCATTGTTAGGTATTTCATCTTTATGCTCAGGAAAAGTATGCTGAGTAAATGAACATTTGATATCAGCTAATAGCTCATCTGTACATATATCTGTATGACCTGTCACATATTCGTTTTCAAATGTCTCTTGACCTCCCGAAATGATATATTCTTCATCTAATCCCCATCCTAGAACAGTATTCGCTAATGCTATACCATGCCTTTCCATCTGAATACCTTTGTTAGTATATCTTGAGTTAAACGTTTTCTTATAACCGTATTCCAGCTCATCAAATAACTCTTCTATATAGTTCTTACAGGTAACGCTTAATACCTCTCCTTTTGTTTTAGGATTAGTCATTATCTTACCTAGAGCTGAGCATCTTATTTTTAAATCTTTCATAGTTTTTCTATCTCTTGTTTTATTTCTAAATAGTAATCTATTATCATTCTATTCTGCCAATGATTCTGTTCTAATGCTGTTAATATCTCATCTACTGCAATCAATGCGCACAGTTTAGCATGATTATACTGCATAGATATATTATTATAATCATCAAATGCATCTACCTCATACATTCTATTAACTAGCTCCTCTGCTTTTTCTTTTGCTGTCATAGCTTTTCTAATTCCTGTTTTACTAGTGTATAGTATTCATCAGCATACACCTCACTTAAAAGTAAATCTACTGCAATCAATGCCGCTGTACGTGCATTTTCCATCTGCTGAATAGAGCTGT